TGCTGGCCATGGCTAACACCAAGATCACTGACATCATGAGCTGGGATGAGAACGGCCATGTGAAGGTCAAGCCTAGCCACTTGATCCCAGAGACTGCGCTGATGGCGATTAAGAACATCAAGGTGCGTGTGGACAAGGACGGTGCGTCTACTCTGGAGATTGATCTCTATGACAAGGTGGCGGTGCTGCGGATTTTGGCTAAAGCTAGTGGGCTATTGGACAACCCAGACAACGAGGACAAGCCTAGCGTGATTGGTATCAATGTACGTGCGCCAGATGTTGTGGATGTGGAAGATAAACCAAGGGGTGACCATGAAAACTAAAGAGCATTCGCCACGTGAAATGCCAATGGCTGGCCTTAACCTGGACTTTAGTAAAAGCCCAATTGTCTATGACATGATCCAGTCAAATGCTTTTGTGCAGGGGCTTATGGGTCCTGTTGGCTCTGGTAAGTCTTACGCCTGTGCAGCCAAGATCATGATCAAAGCTGTCCAGCAAAAGCCCTCCCCTGTGGACGGTATCAAGTACAGCCGTTGGGCGGTGGTGCGTAACAGCTACCCAATGCTGAAAACCACCACCATCAAGACCTGGCTAGATCTCTTCCCAGAGGCCACCTTTGATAATCTGCTGTGGACGCCACCGATTACCCACCATATCCGCTTGCCTGCCCGCGGGGACGCTGCTGGCATTGACTGCGAGATTATTTTCTTAGCCCTTGATCAACCAAAAGACGTGCGTAAGTTGCTGTCTCTTGAGTTGACTGGTGCGTGGGTGAATGAGGCACGTGAGTTGCCCAAGGCTGTTATTGATGGCCTTACCCACCGTGTTGGCCGATACCCTACCAAGCGTGATGGCGGTGCTACCTGGCACGGCATCATCATGGACACCAACCCAATGGATGATGATCATTGGTGGCATCGAGTCGCTGAGAAGGAACCTATCACTGGCAAGTACGCATGGAAGTTCTTTAAGCAGCCTGGTGGCGTAATTGATGTAGCCAAAGATGATCTGCCAGAAAACCCAGAGGCCAATGACCACATATTTGCAGCTGGCAAGTGGTGGCGCTTAAACCCAAAAGCTGAGAACATTAACAACCTACCCGCTGGCTACTATATGCAGCAGCTGGCTGGCAAGAATCTAGACTGGATCCGCTGCTATGCCCAGGGCGTTTATACGTTTGTCAAGGATGGCCAGAGCGTTTGGCCTGAGTACGATGACAACATCATGGCTGCCGAGCTGGAGGCCGATCCTAATTTGCCTATTCAAGTCGGCCTTGACTTTGGTTTAACCCCTGCAGCAGTCTTTGGCCAGCGCCATCCAAGTGGCCAGTGGCGTGTATTGCATGAGATAGTCACCTTTGATATGGGTCTGGAGCGCTTTGGCCAGCAATTGCTCACTGAGTTGCAGACCAGGTTTCCAAAATATGAAGTACGCATATGGGGTGACCCCGCTGGTATGCAGCGTGATGCCATTTATGAGACTACAGCGTTTGAGTATCTGCGCTCACTGGGGCTAAAAGCAGAGCCAACAGCGACAAACGACTTCAAAGCTAGGCGTGAGGCTGCAGCTGCGCCAATGAACCGCATGGTGATGGGCAAACCTGGCCTGCTGATCAACAAAAACTGTAAGTTATTGCGTAAGTCTCTCTCTGGTGGCTACCACTTCAAGCGTATTGCGGTGGGTGCTGGCCATGAACGGTTCAAAGATACGCCAAATAAGAACGAACACTCGCACGTGGGTGACGCATTTGGGTACTTACTCACTGGTGGCGGTGAATATCGTCAGCTGACCAGGGGATCTAACCGCACAAATGGAAAAGTCTTCATTGCCCAAACCATAGCATCGGATGATTTTGATGTCTTTGCCTGATTTACCCACCATGCCAGGCCTGACCTGGGTTCCATTCCAGCCTGGCCACGTAGCAGTGATGAATGTCAAGGCTCAAAACTTTCAAACCATCAGCAGAGCCATGGACGTGATGACCATGCTAGAAAACCAAGCACGGTATGGCCACGCTATCACAGCGATATTGCATGGCAGACCAGTTGCCTGCTTTGGTGCGGTGTCTATCTGGAAGGGTGTCGAGGAGATGTGGTGCTTTATAGAGGAACGTGGGCGCAAATACCCAAAGACTCTGACAAGAGCAGCCATTCAATATCGTGATTTCAGAGTGATATCGCAGAATTTACATCGAGTGCAAATAATCGTAAGATGCGTTGACTTACGAGCTGTGCGTTGGGGCAATGCTATTGGATTCGAGATAGAAGGCTTGATGAAAAAGTATGGACCAGACGAGGCAGATTTTTTTATGATGTCAAGGAGTTGATATGGGTGGAATATTTGGTGGTGGTGGCGGTGGATCTACTGCAGCAGCAGAAGAGCAGATCAAAGTTCAAAAAGAACAGATCCAAAAGCAAGACGCACAGCTTGCACAACAAGAAACCAGCTTGGCACAAAAGACCCAGGCTGGCATGAAGGCTAGACGTGGTGGTGGCTTGCGTCAACTGCTTTCACAAGAGCGTACAGACAGCGAGTTGGGCGTTACATCTAAGCTCGGTGGAGGAATGTAATGGCCGAGATGAAAGACAAGATGCAGGCCAAAGTCCACAAAGTGATGAAAGAGTACGCTGCTGGCAAGCTCAAATCTTCATCTGGTCAAAAAGTCAAGTCACGTGAGCAAGCAATTGCTATTGGTATGAGCGAGGCTAGGCAAGCAGCCAAGAAAAAATAAATGGCAATCATCTACGTCACTAGAGAGTCTGAAAATCAAAAAGCGCAATTCGTTGCGCTGACTCAGAAAACCAAAGATGGCACACAAGCTATTGCTGGAAGTGACTACCCTGTCATTACTGCTGATGTCAACCATACACGCCTGCATGAAGGCCGTGCGTATATCGCATGGAACATCTACCCAGACTCTGCCAAACTGGCAGCTGGCGCCAGTGCAGACATTGTGCTGGCAGCTGCGCCTGGTGTTACACCACACGTAACCATTGCAATGGAATCAAGCGGTGACGCTGACTTCTTTGTCTATGAGGATACGGTCACCACTGGTGGCACGGCATTCACGCCAGTGCGTAGAAACAGAAACATTGCGTCAACCAGCGATGTTGCTATGGTGCTAAATCCAACAGTGACATCACTTGGAACATTGATAAACCGTCAATTTGTCACTGGTGGCACTGGCAAGAAGTCCTCTGGTGGTGGTTCTGGGTCATTGGAATATGTCTTGGCGCCATTAACAAACTATCTGTTCCGATTGACAAACGTCAATGGAACTTCTCACACGGCACTATTAGAGTTGGAGTGGTACGAGTAATGGAAGACTTTACAAAAGGTGAATGCCCTGCTGTTTTAAAAGATCAGCAACTTAGCATTAAGAACCACCACATATGCATTGTTGAAGCAGATCTTGGACCACCTAACCCAAAGATGCCAGAAGTAATCTTTTGGATTATGAAGTCGGCCAAATGGAATGTAAGCGAGTCTGCAGCACGTGAGATGGTCTGCGGTAACTGTGGCCACTATTGGAAAACAAAATTCATTGATGACTGCATGAAAAAGTACGAGCAGATCACGCCACCCATGGTAGATCCAGCTTGGGTAGATACCAATGAATCTGGTGGTTACTGTGATGAGTGGGATATTCCATGCACTAGCTCACGCACTTGTGATACTTGGGAGCCAGGTGGCCCAATCACAGATGCAAAAGGCAAAAACCCATTTGAAGATATAGAGGATTGATATGGCAAAGATGAGCGTTGAGCAAATTCTGCAGCGACACAAAATAGCGCAGAACAAAAAGGATGACTTTCGCAGTCTCTATGAAGACGCCATGGAGTTCGCCCTACCCCAGCGCAATCTCTACGGTGGCGAGTACGAGGGGAAAGTTGGCGGTAAACGTAAGATGACCAGAGTCTTTGACTCTACCGCCATCAACTCTACCCAGCGCTTTGCTAACCGCCTGCAGTCTGGCATCTTCCCGCCACAGCGTAAGTGGTGCAGGCTTGAGCCTGGCACTGACATACCCATGGATCGCAAGAGCCAAGTGCAGATGATGCTAGATATGTACAGCGATAAGATGTTCAGTGTCTTAAAGCAATCTAACTTTGACATTGCTATGGGTGAGTTCTTGCTAGATCTCTCTGTCGGCACAGCTGTCATGCTGATCCAAAAGGGTGACGCTGTTAACCCCATCAACTTTATCCCTGTCCCGCAGTACCTGGTTAGCTTTGAAGAGGGCGCCAATGGCCAGGTGGATAACGTCTATCGCAAGATGCGGATTAAAGGCGAGTCCATCCAGATGCAATGGAAAGATGCAGAGATCCCACCAGATCTGCAGCGCCTGATTGCTGATAAGCCAACAGAAGAGATAGATCTGATTGAGGCCACCGTACTAAACCTAGACCGTGGTGACTATGGTTATTACGTGATCCATGAAAAGTCTAAGTCTCAGCTGGTTTACCGCAAGCTCAAATCTAG